AGATGTATCACATCTATTACAAAGAACTTCTACAAAAGAAATTATGAGAATATCTACTGAGGCTTTAAGTGGATTTCAAATTGAACCTGGTGTTGATGGTAATTTGGCAAGTACATTATTTTATGTGCAATTTGGAGTAGAGTGAATTGAACCTACACCAGGTAATCCAACATTACCAGTACCACTTATACCAGATGTTATTGGAGTAACATCAGATGTAAATAAAGTATATATTCTTTTAAAAGATTACTTACTTAATTTAGATGCAAGATGTATTACAACAAATGATTATCAAACATTAATCAGAAATTATATGTTCTTATATGCTCATTTAGAAGCCATGAGACTTGAACGATTTGATGATGCTGAAATGTTTTATGATATTATAAAGAAACAATTTATCTCTTGATCACCTTGACTAAGAAGTGATAATTCAAGAGTATTGAATGATTGTAATTGTAAATAAAATGGAAGAAGTTAAACAATCAATAGTATCAACTACAGTTAAATATTTGAGAAATCTTGAATATTTAGCTATAGATGATAAAAAATTATCAAATGACATAATGGCTTTAATTGTAGTCGATGAAGTATTTGATTGAGCAAGTTGATCAGGAGAACCTTCAACAGTACAAGTAAAACTAAAGAAATTTAGAAAAGATATAATTAGAAACAATCCTAAGATTATAGAAGAAATGCAAAGAACTAATGAATTCTATAAAAATGTAAATACACCACAAACTATTTATACATGACAACGTGTATACGATAATGTAGATGTAATTACAGTTGATGATCCTAGTGGTATTATTCCAGAACCTTATACACCTCCATATTTCTGAGGTAAAGTTGTAAGTAATACTAAACCAAGTAAAAATCAATCATTGATTAATTCTGGAACTATGGTTTATGGAGATCCAAGTGAAGCATTAAACATTCCTTACAACTCTAATAATACAGATTATTTATGGTTTGCAATTCCATCAGATATTCAATCTAAAGCAATATGATATGTTGATAATCAAAATAGTGGAGATATAGGTGGAACAAGAAATCTATTTGATACTGAAACTATAATGACAATTAGAATTCCAGAAACACTATTAGATAAAAGTTATAAAATATATATGACTAATTATTCAACACAAGTAGCTTCATTATATGTAGCAGAATCACTTGGACAAATACCTGCATAATATGGCAATAGATTTTAATGATAACTTACAAATACGAGCACCAAAATCTATTGATGATAGATACGGTCCTTGAGAAACAATTGAAGAGGGGTTAATTAATGTACCTCGTCCATATAGACATGATAAATTAACTTTAAATATTAACGGAGTTGAATATTGATTTAGAAACGGGTTAGAAGATGTTGATTTAATAGTTAAAGAATATGGTAGTGGTGGAGATACAAGTAAATGAGAACAATCTACAATGTTAGTCCAAGATGTTAAATATGGAAGACTTTATAATTGATATATTGTAATAGATTCTAGAAGTATAGCACCTAGTGGTTGACATATTCCAACTTTATCTGATTTTCAAACATTAAGTAATTTTTTAGGTGGAGATGATGTTTCAGGTGGAAAATTAAAAGAAACAGGAAATACTTATTGAGAAAGTCCAAATGTAGATGCTTCTAATAGTGTTAATTTTAATGCTAGAGGTTCAGGAGTAAGAGATACAGATGGTTCATTTTATTTAATAAATAGACATTTGGGTTTTTGAGCTTATGATGAATATAGTAATTCAGAAGGTAAACTAATTGATATTAGTAATGATAATGCATATGTTTTATTAAGTGTTCCAAGTATAAAAGAAACTGGAAGATCAATTAGACTTATTAAAGATAATTCAATTAATGAAGGTAGTATTGTAATTGATGGAATTACTTATCATTCAGTAACTATTGGTAATCAAGTTTGATTACAACAGAATTTAGCTACAACCCATTATCAAAATGGTGATTTAATTGGTTCTGATTTTAGTGGTACAGAAGGGGCTGTAGCTGCGTACAATAATGATGAAAATACTGTTTATAATCTTATAAATGGAGAAGATCCTATTCATATTAAACCAAAAGATAATAAAAGAATTAATGCAGATATTATAGATGGGTTGCCAATAAAAAATCCTGTAATTATTAACTTTACTGAAGCTGGTGTTTTTGATGTTTTAAATACTTATGACATAATAATAACAAATGGTACAAATATTAACTTATGATTACCAGTAATAAATGATGTTGTTGACGGAAAACAATTAATATTTAAGAATGAAAATTCTACAAATGTTAGTAATATACTGGTTTTAGATCTTGATGCGCAAATTGAAAATTTAGGACATGGAGTACCTTATCAAATTCCACCTAATAGTTCTATAACATTAATAACTAATAGAATTAGTAATAAATGGGATATTATAAGTGAATATATTCCACCTAAAAATATAATACAAGAAACTCCAACTGGTGCTACAGATTCTGTTAATACTGAATTCGTTTTATCTAAAGAACCAAAAGATATATTTAACTTACAGGTTTACGAAGATTCGGGTGTATCATACGTTGTTTCTTATTTTGATGCAAATACAATATATTTAATTGATACCCCAGGGTCACATATAACTTGTAGATATATTCCAAAATAATTATATATTTTAAAATAAATAAATGATACAAAGCAATATACTATTAACAGATATTGTAATTCCTACAGTAGATAATTTAATAGTAACTGATGTACCAGATGAAGTAACAGTTAAAGATAGCGATATTATATCAACTACTTTAACTGTTACTTTATTAAATTCTGAATTCATTCAACATGAATCTCAGAATAATCCATCATTATTAGATTTGAATACAACAGAATTCAATAATCTTTCAAATGAAATAGTAGTAACACCTACTATACAAAATAATGGGATGTTATTAAATACTGATATTCCGGTATACGATAATGCAGTTCCTACAGATTTATCATTGAATACTAATTCACCAAGTAATAATGATGTATTAGGATCATATGAATCTGTAAATGCAATCCCAAGTATCACACCAGGATCTGGAAGTTTATTTCCATCCGATCCAACATTACTTCCTCAAATTAATAGTTTGTTTGAATTATTACAATACTTATCAGAAGTAATGATGAGATTTAATAGTGACCCAAATTATTATATGCAAGATGATTTTGCAATATTAGTTAAAACGATTACTAATGCTTTGATTCATTTATATTTAAATGCTCCATTATCTACTGGAGAAGTAGAAGGATTATATGCAGCATTAGGAACTAAAGTTGATAAAATTCTCGGAAAAGGATTAAGTACTAATGATTTAACAGATGAATTAAAAGCTGCTTATGATTCCGCGTTCTTAGAAACACATTTACATAGTAATAAAGCAGCATTAGATTTAGTAAGTGGTAAGAATACTGGAGATCAAGATTTATCAGTATTACAACCAAAAGAAACTGGAAAAGGATTATCTACTAATGATTTTACTAATACATATAAAAATAAATTAGATGGAATTCAAACTGGAGCAGAAGCAAATGTAAATGCTGATTGAAATGCAACTAGTGGAGATACTTTAATATTAAATAAACCTAATATTCCAAGTATAACAGGATTAGCAACTGAAACTTATGTTCAAAATTATGCAGAACCTAAAAAAGGAACTGATGATAATTATGTAACTGATTCAGAAAAGACAAATTTACATGCACCACATAGTGATGATCAAGATCTATCTGGATTAGTTGTAAAAATTCCTGGATATTCTTTAGTATTAAATGTAGATATTGCTAAAATACACGTAGCTCATAGTGATGATCAAGATTTAACACCTTATGAAACTATTGCTAATAACAATATTAAATTAGCTACTAAAGAACCAGCTAATGCTAATATACAAGCTCACATTACTAATACAAATAATCCTCACTTTACAACTAAAGCACAAATTGGATTAAGTCAAGTAGATAATACTAGAGATATAGACAAACCTATATCAATCTTAACTCAATTAGCTTTAAATACTAAAGAACCTAATATAACATCAGGATTAATTACTGATTACTGAAGAGGTGATAAAACATTCCAACCTTTAAATAAGGCTGCTGTAGGTTTAGATAATGTAGATAATACATCAGATTTATTGAAACCAATATCTACTGCTACACAAAGTGCATTAGATTTAAAATTAGATGTATCATTAAAAGGAGCTAATAATGGATTGGCAGAACTTGATTCAAATGGCTTTGTAAAAAATTCACAATTACCATCTTATGTAGATGATGTATTAGAATATACTTCTATAAGTTTATTTCCTACAGTTGGAGAATCTGGTAAGATATACATAGACACAACCACTAATTTAACTTATAGATGAGGTGGAACTACTTATGCTATTATCAGCTCATCTTTAGCTTTAGGAGAAACTTCAGCAACAGCATATAGAGGAGATCGTGGAAAAATTGCTTATGATCATTCACAAATAAATAGCGGTAATCCACATGGATTAACTTTATTAGATATTGGAGCTCAAGCTCAATTAAATGGTACTGGTCTAGTTAGAATGTCTGGAACTTCTATTACTTATGATAATACATCATATGTTTCTGGAACTCCATGAACATCAGTTGGATATTGATACTCAGGTAGCCATCCTACCACAACTAGTGGATATGGTTTACCAGATTATCCTACAACTTTACCAGCTAGTGATGTTTATTCATGAGCTAAAGCTTCTACAAAACCAAGCTACGCTTATTCAGAAATAACTTCTAAACCTACATTATTATCTCAATTTACTAATGATTTAGGTAATTATGGTTCATTTGTTACTGGTACTCCTTGGACTGGATATGGATATCTTACTGGTATAACTGGAACTCAAGTTACTACAGCATTAGGATACACTCCCTATAATTCTACAAATCCTAGTGGTTATATTTCTAGTATAACTAAATCCCAAGTTGAAGGAGTTCTTACTGGACTAATAACTACTCATACACATAACTATTTATCTAGTTTTACTGAAACTGACCCTATATTTATTGCATGGAATAAATCTACTGGCATAAGCATTACTAAGTCGCAGGTTAGTGATTTTCCAACTAATCTCAGTCAATTTAATAATAATCTTGGTAACTACGGTGGATGGATAACTGGTATCAACTCAGGAATGGTTACTACTGCTTTAGGTTATACTCCACTACCTACTAGAACATTCGGTTCAGCAGCCAGTAGTAACACTGGAGACTTTGTATCTTCTAGTGGGACTTTAGGCTCTAGTATAACACTAGGAACAGTATATAATGGAACTGCTAATCAATCCGTACCTACTAATTTACTAGGAGGTTACTCTAACGGATATGTTTATAATTTTACACAAAATCAAATACAATCTTGGTTAGGTCTAGGTTCATCGGCTTATACCAACAATAACGACCACATATTAAACCAAAATAGCTCTGCACAATCTGCAAATATGTGGATTAGTGGGGATGTTACAGCGTATGGAAAAGGCAAATTTGGTGTAACATATCATAGTGTTGAATTAAGAGCATTGGATTCTGATTATGGTAGTGCTATGTACTTATATGCCGATGGTGGAACTGACCAAAGAGTTTATAGAATTGCCAACAAATACAGTGGAAGTGGTACTGATTTAGTAATTGATTATTCTGATGCTAGAGCATACAATACAGAAGCTATTGCACATACTTATACAGAAAGATTTAGGTTAAGTAAAACAGGAGCAGTAACTTTTACTTCTACAGTAAATGCAACTCAACTACAATCAACAGTAGCAACTGGAACAGCACCATTAACTGTAAATTCTACTACTATGGTGGGGAATTTGAATGCTGAAATGGTAAATGGTTTAAAATACTATGGCGCTGATTTTGCGTCTACGGTAAGTTATGTAATGGTATACGATGCCCCTAATGCTAGAATGAGTCCTGCTACTAGTACTCAAATTAGAAATTTTATTGGCGTAAATAATATTGCTACACAAGATTTATCAAGTTTATCAACAAACTACATTCCTAAATGGAATGGGAGTAATTTTGTAAATAGTTTGATAAGTGATGATGGGACAAATGCATCAGCTAGAGGTGATTATTTTGCTATTAATATACCATCTAATAATTATTCAGGTAAATTAAAATTTGGTTCAGGTTCTTCTTTTGACTATTTTATTAGTAGTGGAGATAATTATGGGTCAATGATTTTTAATTCTGTTGGACAGTGGGGAAACAAAGCCTTTACTTTTAATTATGCAACTACTCCCTTATTGACTATTGAAAGTAATGGAGTAGTAAGTATACCAAACACAACTCAATCACTATCACCATCAACAGGAGCATTAGTTCTTAATGGTGGGATGGGAATTAACGGAAGATTATCATTGCCTAGCGGTTCAGGTTGGGTAGGAATGTTATCATTTGACCATAATGTATCTAATGGTAGTTCTAGGAAATGGTTCATACATACAGATTATCAGTCTTATGGAGATTTTGCAATTACTACTCAATCAACCCAAAGTGCTAATACAGTACCCGATATTGGGAGGTTTTATATTAGCCCTAATGGTAATACTGGGATTGGATATATTTCTGACCAAGGGTATAAGTTGGCAGTGAATGGTACTTTAATGGCAACTGGAACTGTTAATACTTATGCAGGTGAGGGAATAAAAATGATTGCTGATGCCGCTTATTTGAGTGGTTATAATTCAGCAAATACAGTTAGACAAGGTTACTTACAGTTTACTGGCAATGCAGTATATATTAGTGCTGAAAGTGGAACAGGTGATATTGCTCTAATTAACAAAAGTGCTGTGCTAATTAGAAATGATGTTGGAGGTGAGGCAAGAATACAATTACAAGGTTCACAAGCAGGAGTTAAGCAATACTATATTAAAAATTCAATACAAGGAATTTCAAACACTGGATTTTCAATTAGAAATGCTTCCGATGGTACAACTCCATTTTATATTGATGGAAGTGATAATTCTCATTTCAATGGTAATGTTACTGCTAGTAATTTTATTTTATCGTCAGATAGAACTTTAAAGACTAATATTCAACCAATCATTAAAGACTATAGTAGGCTCAATTTAGTTTCATTTAATTTTAAAAATAACTTAGAAGAATTAAGATTTGGTACTATTGCTCAAGATTTATTATCTAATGGATTTAGTGAATTTGTAGTTGGAAATAGAGAGGGTGAATATAAAGTAAAATACATTGACTTGATAATAGCAAAACTTGCTAGTGCTGAATCAAGAATAAAACAATTGGAGGAAAAGTATGTCAGTTCCAGATAATGATCATTTTAATCAAAGAGATGTAGTTACTGAAATATATGCTGATAGTAGTAATAGGAGTTTAACTGAGTTATTCTCCGCTGCTATTGGTGCATTTGATAGTAACTACGTAGGTAGTAAAAACAGTTTATATAATTTTAGAAACTATCAACACATACTACCTAATGGTGGTTATGGTAGATTATATAATTCATATGCTGTATTAGATTCTAGAAATATATCTCCAAGTGGATGACATGTTCCAACTTTAACAGAATTAGAAACTTTAGTTTCAACTATTGGAGGAACAACTACAGGTGGTGGAAAATTGAAAGAAGCAAATACAACTCATTGGTTAACTCCAAATACTAATGCTACAGATATATATCAATTTGCTGCTGTCGGCGGAGGATTTAGATATAATACTGGAAATTTTGCATATATAAAACAGACTGGATTATATTTATCTACTTCAACTATGATGGATATGCATTATGATTCTGAATGAGTTAGTTTAGAAGGTGGTGGATCTGCAACAGGTGCTTCAGTTAGATTAATCAAAGATGATTCTACTAATTCAGGTATAATGACTGATAATAGTGGTTATACTTATAAGACAGTAAAAATTGGTAATCAAGTATGAATGGCATCAAATTTAAGAGGTACTAAATATAGAAATGGAAATGATATTTCAATAGTAACTGATAATACTACATGATCTACTTTAACTAGTGGAGCTTGTTGTAGTTACAATAATAATGATGCTTGAGCTTATGCAGATAATTATGTAATTAATGATACATATGTTGAAATATATGTAGATTATTTATATGATGGTACAAATTGAAAAATGTATGCGTATTCAGTATATGCAGGATCACCGAGTGCAGTTGTTGTAAATACAAATGTTACTATAACATTTAATTATAGTTATTATGATGCTGCTGCAGGAAGATCATTTAATGTATCAGGAGCTAATTTAACAATATCATCAGGACAATCTCAATCAACTAGTACTATAATCGGAGGTTATTTTACTGGATTAACATTACTTTCAGTATCTCCTACAAATAGTGGAACATATCATTATGCTAAAGGTGGATTATAAAATAAAAAATTAATAAAATAAAATTATGGAAATTACAAAAACAAATGAATCAACTAGTGTTGAAGCTAAAGTAACAATTGGAAATGTAGATTATACTTTCAATTATTCAATTAAAGAAAGTAAAATAATATCTTTTAATGGCTCTGCTAATATAGAAGGTGTTAATAAAGGAAATTTTAATGTATCGAATAATCCTGGAATTGAAAATAATATAAATTTTAATTTTAATTTTACTTCAAATACAGAAGTATTAATTAGAAGTACAATTGTAATAGATGTTGATACAATATTCTCTGAATTAAATAAATAAAATGATTACAGACAAACTGATTAAATTAGTATCCCATTATGAGAGTCTCCATGACGGAGATCTCTCTCATATTGGACTTCAACCTAAAATGGATCCTATTGGAATCTGAACTGAAGGTTATGGAAAAGTTATATTAGATAGAGATGGTAAAATGATTAGAGGTGCTGAAAATAAAGAAAAAGCATATAGTTATCATAAACTTAATACTATTGAAGATGCTACTAAAATGTTAAAGGTTGATTTGGAACTATTTGCTAAACAAATTGATAAATTGAAGTTAGATTTAACTCAGAATCAATATGAAGCTTTAATTTCATTTTCATATAATGTAGGATTTGGATCTCTTGCAAAGAGTACACTTTTAAAAAGGATTATTGCAAAAGATACTCCTGCTAATATTGAACATGCATTCATGATGTGAAATAAAGCTGGAGGTAAAGTTCTAAAAGGATTAAGTTTTAGACGTCAGTCTGAAGCTATGTTATTTAATACTGGCGAAGTTAAATTCTTCAATTAGTGCATCTTAATAGTTACCACAATTATTTTCAATAAAGTTTATAGTTTATATATTTTATTGTTGATAAAGGTGGTAACTTTGTATAAAATAATGAATATATAAAAATCATTATGAAAGATGAATATATTTAATAGATAGAAAAATAATACACATTATAAATGATAAATGAATATGGATGAATTTGATGAACTTTTTGAAGGCGATCTTTTGCCCGATAACCCCCAACACGAACCCGAAATACAATTAGATATTCCTGGAGATGATGTCGATGACTTTTTTGCAGAAAAAAGCGAAGGACCTGATACCGAAGAGTTTATTTTAAATAAATATCTTAAAACACTTGGAATTGAAAATTCTAAAATTAGTGTTTTGGATGAAAACGATAATGAACAAGAAATTGATTTCTATGATTTGACAGAAGAAGAACAATTAGAAATTTTAAAAGCTGCTGATCCAGAACAAGAACCTGTAGATCACGATTTAGATGATGAAGAAATTGAACTTATTAATCAAATTAGAGGTGAAAATTTAACAGTTGAAGAATTCCTTGAAGCATATAAAACTTCAGTAATTAAAGAATTTACACAAGGAGCTGCATCTGAATATAGTATTGATTCTTACGATGATCAAGAATTATTCTTATTAGACTTAAAACAAAAGTATGATTTAACCGAAGAAGAATTAGCTAGAGAATTAGAAAAAGAATTACAAGATGAGGCATTATTTACTAAAAAAGTAGGTGTGCTTAGAACAGAATATAAACAACTAGAAGATCAATATAACGAAGCTCAAAAGCAAGAAGCTGAAACCGAAAGAGAAGAACAATTTAACCAATTTTCTGAAACTATGGTTAATGTGGCATTGCAAACGCCAGAATTCTACGGAATAGAGTTAGATGATGATGAAAAAAATGAAGTACTTTCACAGATTTTGGATTTAGACGAAAATGGAACCAGTGAGTTTTATAAAAGTTTAAATGATCCAAAAAAATTATATGAACTTGCTTGGTTTTCACGTTACGGAAAAGATTCATTCGATGCATTGAAGAATGCATATGAGTCGGAGATAGCAAAACTTAAATCACAGATAAAACCAAAACCCGCCGTTATTAGGAATAATCCTTCCGGCAAAACACAAAATAGCATTTACGACTTAAATTTTTAAAAAATTAGATTACAATGGTAGTAGCAAGTTACGTTAACGTAAAGCCAGAATTGGCACACAGTAGAACCTATGAGGATTTCTACAAACTTTTAGGAACTCGTCCTAAAATGATGGGAGTTATGGCTCGCATGTATACACATAATACAGCGACTTTCTTAACAGAAGCCTTAATGAACATTTATTACAACTCTAAAACAGCTAATAAATTTCAACCACTTAATACCTTAATGGTAGAATGGGAAATTGATGTAGAATTCGTAAAAAGAGTTGAATTCGCAGCAGCACCAACGGGTACTGGTGCAGGTGGTGCAGATATCATAATGTATTTCAAAGAAAGATATTATGAAAAATATGATACATTCAAAATTGACGGATCGCGTCAGCAATGTATTGTTAAAGCAACCCCACAAAGAAAAGCAGATGTATTCTGGGAATATACGGTTCAATTAATTGATGCAGATTTCTCTTCAATTCTTGATGCTTCAGCATGTCAAGTAGGTGGAACAACTCGTTTCTTATCTAATATTATGCCTGAGTACCATGAAGAAGGTTATACTAAGTATCAATCAAACATTGAAAAACATCGTCAATGGATCACAGAACATAGAAATGACATTTCTTACTCTTCTCGTTATGCTCAAATGGAAGATCAATTTATCAAAATTGCATCAGGAGATGGAGCTGGAGACTTGAAAGAAAAGATCTTTAAGTTAAACAAAATGGAAAAAGATTTGTTTGAAAACTTCCAAACAGTTAAAAATAACCACTTACTATGGGGAAAAACAACTATGGATGTTAATGGTAAATCTACTGTACTTACAGAAGATGGTCGTCCACTTATCGCGGGTGATGGTCTTATTCCTCAAATCGAAAGATTTGCATCTAAGTATAAATATGCTAAATTGAATGTAAACATCATCAATACAGTAATTGATCAAATGAATCAAAAAGCAGCAAATGCAATTGGTAACAGTTACACATTTATTGTTAATGATAGACTTTGGGGTCAAATTAACTCTACTTTAGGAGACTGGTTGAAATTGTGGGGATCAACTCCAACAATGATGTATTCTAAAGCAGCTCAATCAATGGTTAAAGCTGATAATCCTATCAAAGTTGGTGGAACTTTCACTTCTTATGAAATTGCCGGTAATATGGTAACATTCATGGTTGATCGTGCTCTTACTAAAGAATATGATAGAAAAGGATACGGTATTTGTCTTGATATGTCACCTGACGTTTCAACAAATCAACCAGCTATCGCAGCATTTACATTAGAAGGTGCAGAATTTGTAACATCTAAATATCCAGGTGTTGGTGGTGTAGATGGTATCACTAGTGGTATCGTTAGTTCTCCAATCGCAGGATCTAAATTGATCGTTGCAGGATACTCTGGTATTGCAGCATTCGCTCCTTATAAATCATTCATTATTGAAGAAGTTTAGTAATAAAAAATGGGGAAGGATTAACCTTCCCCTAATTTTAGATATTTTACAAGTAGATGAAAATTAAAAAATACAAAAAAATATGAATATGAATAATGAAATAATTCTTAGAAGTGCTTATGGAAAAGTTAATCAAACGTACTTTATACAACCCTGTCCAAATCCACGTACAGGAAGATACCCCGATTGTGTTAGATTAGTCAGAGGTGATGCCAATAAAGGTGCTACCGAAATGGTTTTGTCAGAAGATGATATTACTAAAATGAGTAATGGTGAAGCCCATTATATTGCAGCCGATCACGTATTTGAAATAGTGGACGGAACTTCATTTGACTTAGATGATGTAATAGATAAAGCTAAATGAGAAGCTATTGAATATTGTAACTGGATTGCAAAAGATAGATTCCAAAGAGATTCAGATGGTAATTTAATTGTAGATGGTGGTGCTCGTAAATATGGCATTGCTGATTTATATGTTGAAAGACCAGGAGAACTTACTAAAGTTAAAATGGACAAAAAACAATTTGTTTATAGAGCTTTAAGTTATATCTATGAAGATTCAGAATCGGAAAGAATCAAAAAATGTAGAGTGTTAGGACGCAATTTAGGAAATGCAATCCCTGCTGATATACTAGATTATCTAGTTGAAATCGCTGAGAAAACTCCAAAAAGGATAATTGAATTATACGAAGGAGAAGATTGGAAAATGCATTTGTTTATTCTCGATGCAGTTGATCGTGGAGTAATTAGACGTTCAGACGGAATATATAAATACGATGATAAAATGCTTGGAGGTTCATTAGAATCAACAATAACATTCCTAAGAGATATTAGATTCAAAAAACTATTAGATTCTATTAAACGTGAAACTTATCCTGAGTTAATGACTAAACGTGAAATTGACGTTGCTCAAGAAGATATCACTAAAGATATTCCTTATTATGAAGAACCTGTTGAAACAGTTACTGTCAAAAAAGGACCAACATCTAAAAAATAATATTAACCATAATATAATTATATATGAAATACATTGTTTACAAAACTACTTGTTTAATTAACAATAAAATTTATATTGGAGTACATAAAACTGAAAATCCTGATATTTTTGATGGATATTTAGGAAATGGATTTAATTTAAACAATACACATTATTTGAATTATCCTATTCGTCCTTTTCATTTTGCAATAATAAAACATGGAAT